GACGCTACCGCTTAGAAATAGGCAACAGCACGCAAAGCATAGTAATAGACAACCTCGCCATAAGCTTTAACATTGAAAAGACGATAAGCGAAGAGCCAAATACTAGCAAAATAGAAATTTACAACCTAAACGCCAATAACCGTAACCAAATAGCCAATAAGATTTTTAACCAAGTGAAATTATTTGCAGGCTACGACGAGCCAAGATTAATTTTTGCAGGGCAAATAACGCAGGCTTACACCAGTCGCAACGATTTAGATTTTATAACACATATTGAGTGTGGCGACGGACAAAATGACTACTCAAAATCTAGACTATACACAACGCTAAAAGCTGGCGTAAAGGATAGCGATGTAGTAAATATGTGCGTAAAGGCGATGAGTAGCTCAAAGCAAGGCGTGGTGGATTTGCCAAAAGATAAAGCCTTGCCAAGATGCAAAGTATTAAGCGGCGATATAAAGGACTATTTAAAACACGTAGCCAAAAACAACGACGCTAACTGGCACATATTAGACGGCAATTTAAACATTTTGCCAAAAGATAAAGTAATCAACGATAGCGAGGGCTTTGTTTTAAGCGAAAAAACTGGCTTGATTAACAGCCCAGAAAAGACAGACGACGGACTAAGGGTTACGTGCTTATTAAACCCTAAACTAAATATCGGCTCGCTTGTGCGAATACAATCAATTTTAAGCGAATACGACGGCGATTATAAGATAACCCAGCTAACGCATAGTGGCGATTTTCTAAACGATACTTGGCAAACGGAGCTAATCGCAATAAATGGCAAATTTCACAAAGTAGAGAAAAAATGAACGATCCAAATCTAACGCAGGTTTTTGATAGTGGGTTATTAAGTTTTGAGGCGGGGGTACATACAGCATTGCCCGCAAAAGTAATTAAATTTAATGCTGGCGATAATACGGTGCAGGTTGAGCTAATGATAAACGAGTTAAAACGTGACGGCGTAAGCGTACCATTACCGCCGATAGACGATGTACCCGTGCAATTTTTTAGAGGTGGCGATTTTGTAATCACTACACCGATAAGAAAGGGCGATCACGGGCTTTGTGTATTTGCTGAGCGTTGCATTGATGGCTGGTTTGCAAATGCTAGCAAGGGCGAGCCACTAGATTTTAGGCTACACGACTACTCGGACGGCTTCTTTTTAACTGGCTTTAGCCCTCGCCCCTTAGCGGTTAAAGATGTGGATTTAGACGGCGTTTGCATGCGAACACTAAGTAAAAGCACCTACCTAAAACTAACCGAGGGAAAAATCATAATCAAGGGCAATATAGAGCAAGTAGGCGACTACAAGCAAGTAGGAAATAAAAATCTGGTTGGTAACTTTTCACAAGTCGAGGGCAATAGTATAACTAATGGCACAATGACGGCTAAAGATGTGATCGCTAGCGGGGTAAGTTTAAAATACCATACCCACGGCGGAGATAGCGGTGGCACAACAACACAACCAAACTAAGGGGCAATAAGTGAAAGTAAGGGCGATAGATAGCGAGGGCGACTGGCTATTAGGGCATAAAGCGGATAGTGCCGCAATAGCCCAAAACGTAAAAACGCAAATATTAAGCCTTTACAATGACTGGTTTTTAGATTTTGAAAACGGAGTTAAATGGTTTGACTACTTAGCTAAAAATCCTAACACCGACAAAATGCGGGACGAGGTAAAAAGACAAATTTTAAGCGTTGAGGGCGTTAGTAGTTTAGAGATTTTAAACATAAACCTAAACGAACAAAAAGCAGCTATTGAAGTGCAATATAGGGATATTTACGACGAAAGCCAAAGGTTATATATAAATGCGAGTGAGTGAAAATAGAATAATAATCGACGAATTAGAAACCATAAAAGAGCGTTTAGAAAATGGCTTTAAGGCGATTTATGGCGAAAATTTAGAGCTAGGATCATCAACACCAGACGGACAAATGATTGGGCTATTTAGCGAGGCATTAAGCGAAGTTAATCAAGTACTTACTTTTATCACTCAAATGCTAGACCCTTATTTAGCAACGGGCGAGTGGTTAGATCAGCGTGTGGCTTACGCAGGGCTTTTAAGAAAAACGGCGGATTATAGCAGGGCTAATGGCGTAACGATACACGGAGCTAGTGGAACTATTATCAAAAAAGGCACAACTTTAAAAGACAAAAATAGCAATTTGTGGGTAACCGACTATGAAGTAACACTAGGCACAGAGGGGTCAAAAGCCGTTAGTATAACCAGCCAAGAAACGGGGGCGTTTAGGATAAACGAGCAAGACGAGCTAGAAATGCAAGAGATAATCCTAGGCGTTGATAGAATAGTGGCTACTCAAAACTCAATACTAGGGGCTGACGAGGAAAGCGACGGCGATTTATTGCTTAGATTTATGCAAAGCCATAGCATTAACAACAATGACGAGCGCCAAGGGCTAGAGAGCTACCTACTCAACCTAAAGGGCGTAAAACAATGCAAGGTTTTGGAAAACTACACTAACCAAACAGACGCTAACGGAGTAGAGCCACATAGTCTAAATGCTATTGTTTTAGGTGGCGACGATACGGCAATAGGCGAAGCGATATTAAGAAAAAAAATAGGTGGTTGTGGCGTGCAGGGACAAACAAAGCTAGAAATTGAGTTTTTAGGCGCTAAGCGTGAGGTTAAATTTGACCGCCCAACACAGATAAACCCTAGAATATTTTTGCGTATAAAACGCACCGAAGGCATAACAGATATAAACACGGATAAAATCAAAGAGCTACTATCTAACCACGTTTTCAATATAGGCGAGGACGTTTATATTAGCCGCTTATATAGCATAATAAACGACGTTAAGGGCTTTGAGGTTATGCAATTCACAATAAATGGCGGACAAAGTTTGCCAGTAGCCGTGCGTGAGATATGCGTGATCAATAAAAACGATATTGATTTGGCGGTAGTGTAATGGTTGAGCTAATTTGGCAATACCGCAAAAAACCACGAGCAAGAGCGACCGCAAAGCTTCTAAATGATGAAGTATATAAAGCCTTTGACGACGCCATAAAAGTAGCCGAAATTTTAAATATTGATACGGCTAGCGGTTATGCTTTAGATTTGGTCGGTAGCCACGTAGGCGTAAGTAGGGAACAGCAAAATCTAATATTAAAAGATTTTTTTGCTTTTACTCAAACTGAAAAAAAACAAGGATTTAATAAGGGCGAATTTTACCGCTTAGGCAACTCTTTAAAAGGCAGTTTTTATCTCAACGATAGTGATTATAGATTTTTAATAAAAGCAAAAATCATCAAAAACTACCAAACTGGCACACTAGAGAATAGCTACGAGTCACTAGAGTTTTTATTAGGGGCTGGCAACTTCATATTTGATAATTACGATATGACCCTAAATTTAGTCTTGAAAAATGCCAAGACAACACAATTTTTAATAAACCTAATTTTCAAAAACGATATTTTAGCTCGCCCAGTAGGTGTAGGGCTAAACGTGATACTAATCGCTGACAAAAAATGCTTTGGCTTCAAGCAAAATAAAGCCAACCTAGCTTTTGGCGTTGGCAAGTTTGCAAGAATATATAAGGAGCAGTAATGATATACGAAAAACCAAAAAATGAGATTTTCGCCAGCGATGCAAAAGACGGCGAAATAGTAGACTTCCCAAACATTAAACGAGGCTGGGGCGTAACCGAAAATTTAGGTTTTATCCCACCTATGGAATATTTTAACGCCGCTTTTAATCGCGTGGATAAGTCACTAGCCTATCAATTACAGCGAGGCGTTGGCGAGTGGGATAAGGATTTAGAATATCCGATCGGAGCCGTTGTGAGCCTAAATGGGATTATCTATATCGCAAAAAGCCAAAACATAAACAAAAACCCAGCAAACGAGGCGACAATTTGGGATATTGTGGCTACACAAAAATGGTGTGAGGAGCTATTTGTAAAAAAAGCGAAAATAAAAGACAGCTTACCAACGGGTGCTTATGTTTTATACAGCTCAAACTCAAATACCCCAGATGGATTTTTACGTTGTGACGGCTCTGCGCTTGACAAGACTACATACGCTGCTCTCTTTGCAGTGGTCGGCTACACGTACGGACGAAGTGGCGATAAATTCTTATTGCCAAACTTTAGCGATGGTAAGTTTATGCGTTCTATCGGTGGTAATGCTGCCGCTTTAGGCGCATCTCAGCCAGATGCGATCAGAAATATCACTGGCGAGATCAATACAAGCGCCGAGGATATTGACTATAAAAACCCTGTGTTCTATAACAATGGTAGATACGACGCGCAAGGCGCTTTTGAAAAAATTATAAGGGCAAACACAAGACGATCGCAGCTAACACAGACTGGCACATCACAAGCATGGAGTTTTGACGCTAGCCGAGTAGTACCGACCGCAAACGAGAATAGACCGCTCAATATGGCAGTAGTCGTGCTAATCAAATACTAGGAGGGGCTTATGAAAATTTATATTTATGACACCAAAAACAACGAGTATCTATACGAGGCAGAAGCGCAAGTTGATCCACTAGAAAGTATCAAAGGCGAAACGATCTATCTAATGCCGCCAAACGCAACACAAACAGCACCACTTGAGCCAAAAGCAGGTTATGCGAGTGTTTTTAATAATGGCAAGTGGGAGCAAATCGAAGACGAGCGAGGCAAAACTTACTATGACGATGACAATAACGCCATAACTATAACCAAGCTAAGACAAGAAAAGGGACTAAACAAAGAGCCAAAGATCAACGAGCAAGATCAAGAACTAGCCCAAATCGAAACCGAAATCGCCGAGTGTGAAAACTATATACGCCACGCACTAATCATCGGCAACAACGCCGTGCTTGAAAACCTAAGGGCTGAATATAAAGAACTAATAGCACAAAGAGAGGAGCTAAGAAAATGAGAATAAGAGTAAAGAGATGCGAAGTTTGTGCCAGCAAGCTTGATAAAGACGGTAACTGCACTTGGAGTGAGTGTCCTAAGTGTCCAGCATATAAAGCGAAAGAGCAAGAAAAGCCAAAAGATAAAAAGGACGAGTAATGAAACTTAGAGAGCTTTTACAACTTTTTGCCATTATCATTGTTGAGTTGCCACTTGAAATAGTTGGCTATATCGTTGTGCCGATAGCTCTACTATTTACCAAAAGAGACGACGAGCATTTGCCAAAGTGGGCTAGGTGGTTTGAAGATGCAAATGACTATTACGGCGGCATAAATTCAGCTATAAATGGTGATAGTGGCTGGGGAGAGAAGCACTATCCAAACGGCAAAAATAGGACGTATTTTGCAAGGTTAATGTGGCTATATCGTAACCGTATAGGCTACTTTTCAAGCAGAATAAACGGCGTAAAAGTGAGCGAAATAGAGCCGTCAAGTGTGAGAACACAAGGCAATCCAAAAGTCACAAGCAACGGCGGAGCAGTGAGCGACTTTTGCAAGGTCACACTAAAACTAAAAGACGGACGCTCACGATTTGGACTTTACAAAACTATCCGTTATAAAGGCTTTTTGAGTGGCTTTTATTGTCGTATCTATGTCGGCTGGAAGCTAATGGACGTGGCAGAGATGAACGAATACAACAAAGATACATTTATGCAGCCAGATGATAAAGAACACCTAAAAAGTGTATGGGTGATCAACCCATTTAAGAGAGTGCAAGGGGGCAATAATGCTAAGTCCTAGTTTATATCTTAGTGGCTTCTTACTACTTACTACGCTCTTTCTAGGCTACAGGTATCAAAGCCTAGATAATGAGCTAAATGTCACAAAGGAGAGATTAAGTGCTAGCGATGAGA